ATATGATTACTGAAAATTCAAGCGAAGCGGATAAATTGATTGCAAAAATGCACGAGAAAAAATACACAAAAGAAGAATATTTCGAGGTAGAAGAGGAAGTAAAAGCTTTTATGCAATCAGATGCATCCGAAGCAGATAAGCAAAAAGTAATGGGTTATACAGAATCATTATCTATGCTTTGTGCAGCGATCAGAGAGGGCAGACTTGATATTTAGAAGCAATATATCATTCTTTTATTTTGGCACAAATTATATTCCAATATGAGTTATTATAATATTGCCAGATGGGTTTCGCCTATTCATTCTGAGCCTCCTTTCATGTAATACAGCACATGGCACCTTGAAATACAGGTGCTTTTTGTGCGCTTAAAAAATGGCACAAATCTTTTTCAATCTCATGATACAATTAGACATGAGGTAAAAGATATGGAGAACATAGAGAAAATGATAGATGAAAAGAAGAAACAGATGGTGGAGTCGTTGAAAAAAGGAAATTCGGTAGAGATCCATGCTTCTAAAGATGGAATCAAGGTATATGAGGTGAGAAAAAAGAAAATTTGATAATTGGCGCATAGAAATGGCTATGTGCAACAGCTAAAAGGAGCTGACTTCTTAGAAAAATCTAAGAGGTTGGCTCTTTTTTGTTTTTGGGAAATAGTTCAACAGGAAGAATAAAAACAAAAGATGTGGGTTCGAATCCCGCTTTCCCGATTGCCAGCTATGGAGTAAATAGCAACTCATTCGAGCCGGACTGACCGGAGTAAAAACTTGGAAAGAAAGAGGTAAGGAACATGGTAAAAGTAATCAGCGAATTGGAGAAGATTGGTCTGTCACTGACAGTTGAGCAGAAAGAATCCATCAAAAAGAGTATGGGCGAGGAATTATATTCTAAGCAGGAATTGGACAAGGAACTTTCCAAAACGCAGGAACTCGAAGAAAAAAATAAGGAACTTGTAGGAAAGCAGGAAACTCTTGAAAAGGAATTACAGACTATGAGAGATTCCGCACCGGATGCAGATGCACTGAATCAGAAGATTGCAGAACTGACGACCACACTGGAAGCAGAACGTAAGGAGCGTGCAGAGAAAGACGAAAGGGCAAGGCTTGATGGTCTTGTAACAGATTTCTTTGCTGATAAGCATTTTGTTAATGCTATCACGGCAGACGCGATCAAAGCGCAGCTGGTCGACAAACTTAACTCTGATGAAGCACGCGGAAAAAGTATTTCAGATCTGTTTGACGCCATTGTCAAGGATGATAAAGGCAATTATAAGCCGGACATTCTCATTGATGATAAGACATTCCAGGCGCAGCAGAACCGCAGCCAGATTGTTGGAAATCCAATTAATCAGCCGGATGGGGCAAAACTTTCTATGGCTGAACTTATGAAACTCAAAAACAAAAACCCGGATATGGACATTACGCCATATCTGAACAGAAAGAAGGAGAAATAACACATGGCATTATTTGATTTGGTAAATTTCAATGGTGAAGTATTTGATGCGGCAGTGCGCGAGACTCCGAATCTGCGTTTAAATGAGCTGCTTCATTGCGGCGCGATCGTAGAGCGTGGCGAGTATGCATCTTTATTGCCAGACCAGAAGGGCGGTAACTTTATCACAACTCTGATTAAGGCGCGTTTATCTGGCAAGACCGTAAATTATGACGGCAAGACAGACATTACAGCAGAAGAGCGCGGCAATTACACTATGGGGCGTATCGTTGTCGGCAGGGCGCAGGGATGGACAGAGAAAGATTTTGTATCTGATATTTCGGGGGATGATTATTCCGCAGCAGCCGGAGAGGTCGCAGAGTTCTGGGATGATGTAGATCAGGATACGCTTCTTAGCACCCTTAAAGGTGTGTTCTCTATGAGTACCGGAGAGGGTAAGAAGTTCGTAGATGCGCACACCTACGATATTACTGCAGAAACAGAAAATACTTTCGGACCTACAACCCTTAACAATGCAATGCAGAAAGCACTCGGAGACAGAAAAGCAAACTTCTCTCTTGCAATCATGCATTCTGTGGTCGCTACAAATCTGGAGAATCTTAAGCTGCTGGATTACATGAAATATACAGATGCCGATGGTATCGAACGTGATCTGGGGCTTGCTACCTTAAACGGCAGGATCGTACTTATTGACGATACGATGCCGGCTGTGGAAGTTGCAGAATCTTCTAAGGGTGCGGGGGATGGATATACAAAATACACCACCTATGTTCTTGGCAACGGAGCAATCGAGTACACAAACTGTGGTGTAAAGGTTGCATCTGAAATGGATCGTAATCCGGCGAAGAACGGTGGAGAGACAACATTGTATACCAGACAGAGAAAAGTATTTGCTCCATACGGTATTTCGTGGAAGAACACAGGCGTGATCTCTCCGACCGGTGCACAGTTAGAGGCAGGAACAAACTGGGAAATTGCGCAGAACAACTCTTCTGATAAACCGGATTACTTCCCGGCAAGAGCGATCAACATTGCGCAGATCATTACCAGGGGGTAAGAGAGAGGGGGATCTCTGATGGGATACACCACATATGACTTCTACAAAGAAAAATATTATGGGGATTCTATCGAGGAATCCCTTTTCCCCAAGTGGGAAGATCGTGCATCTGACAAGTTGAATCAGTTGACCTACGGGCATATTGATGATGCTGCCAAGGAAGAATTTGACGAGAAAATCCAGAAAGCCACCTGTGCATTGGCTGATCTGCTCTACCAGATAGATTTCAAGACCAGTCACGCCAGTGACGAAAAGGGCGGAAATGTGAAGTCAATGTCCTCCGGTGGACGGTCTATCAGCTTCGGAACTAATGAGACACTGATTGATAAGGTGCTTGGGGATAAGGTAGCGCAGAACCGGTTGTGTTATGACACGGTATGCGAATACCTGTCCGGCACCGGATTATTATATACGGGGTATGAATGATGGGATTCTTTGATAATAAGACAGTTACCCTTTTCAATCGCTCATTCAACGTGGAAACCGAAGAGGAAACATATTATCCGACCCTGCTCGAGGGTGTAGACCTTGTGGAAACCAAGGGAGCAAATGTCTCCAAGAGCGGCATGGACAGCGCGGATGCAGTGAAACTGTATGTTGATTTTGGCAATATTGCCAAACCATACCTTCCCCCGAAAGAGTGGGAAAACATGCCGAACAAATGCAAGCAGTACTTTTTGACATTTAATCCGGCACAGGATTTCTTTATCAAGGGGGATCATACGGGTACAATACTGCCGAAAAATGATGCCTATCAATGGCTGCTCGATCACTGTGACGATTGCTACAAGGTAACAACGATTGATAAATACGAGGATATTTTACCTCATTTTGAAGTAGGAGGCGTATAAATGGCAGAACCAGAAAAACTTACCATCCGGGATGCAGAGAACGCACAGAAAGGCATTCTTGCACTTGCTCTGGCATACCCGGACTATCCAAATCTGTTTAAGGCTGACAATACGACGATAAGATGGAACTCCATCAAGACGGATAGATCCATTGGATTATTCCCCATACAGGGGGCGGTATATCTGAAAAAGTATGTCAGTGGCAGCTATGTGGCGCAGATGCCTTTTCAGATACTTTATAAGTGTTCACCGACTACCAACAGGGCGAGTATTGAAGCACAGGAGATGTTGAATAATCTTGCGGCATGGATGGAAGAGAGCGGAATTGAGTTTAAAGATCCACATCTGACATTACAGTCAATTACGAGGACATCCCCGGTATATGGTGGCGAGCAGGATGAAAAAACGGTTGTGTATGCCATTAATATACAGCTGAAGTATTTTTATAAAAAATAACAGGAGGAAGATACATGAAAACGAACTTACAGTTTTTTGCAGAAGATCGTACCAACATGGTGTCATTACTTGATATTGGTACTCTCATCGGCAGCACAGCCAAGATCGTAGAGATGGGCGATGGCTACAAAGAGATCACAGAGGACTGGGGACCGAATACAGAGTCAACCCAGTACGTCAACATGAAAAACGCAAATAACACGGTAAAGGGATATGAGTTTTCGACAACACCGGAGCGTGATTACATGTCTGATGATATGCAGACTGCAATCGACACGATGTTCAAAATGTTCCCGACTGGAAAGCAGTGTGAGACATATTATTACAGATATTACAAAACAGACATTACAAAAAATACAGGCGATTGCATCCGCGTCCCGGTTACGGTATGCCCGTCAAGCACAGGCGGCTCCGGCGGCGATACGCTGACATCTTCGATTCAGATCAACGGAAATGGTGCGGTAGAACTTGGAACGATCACGATCGCCGGTGATGGCACATTTACATGGGCGGCGAAAGCGTCCGGTACATCAGGAAAATAATAAACGGTGTTAATCAAAAATTAGCATAATCGGGTGGGTTCCTTTCAGTCCTGCCCGATTTCTGAAAGGGTGGTAATTTATGGAAGAATTAGTATTAGACAGTGGTGTCAGAAAAATTGCAATTAAAAATGAGGACGGGGATGTCATTACCGTGTTGAGCATCAATGTCGCAGATGCCGACACAGCCGAGCGATTCGGACAGGTCATCAACAAACTGGAAAGAATCTCCGAGAACTGTGAGAAAGAGGCGGCAGCATGGAAGAAAGAACATGCACAGGATGAGGTAGATTCTGACAACGTTGATGTTGAGTCGGTTTTACAGGCAAACAGAATCCGGGTGAAGTACCTGAAACAGATTGCAGCAGAGATCGACGGTCTGTTCGGGGAAGACACAGTAAAAAACGTGTATGGAGATTTCACGCCGGATGAGACGTCACTGGTGGAATTTGTCGAGAAGATCATCCCAGTCATGAATAAGCTCTTCGGCAAGCGTTACGAGATGACCAGAAAACGCTATAACTCCGGCAGAAAAGGAGCACAGGCATGATTAACGTCATGCTTGATCCGCTGCCTGAGGAATGGAACGGTTACAAGGTTAATACATCATTTCGTATCGGCATACAGGTATTCCTTGTGCAGTATGACAAAGAATTGAATGAGTATGAGAAGAGTGATGCACTGATCTATCTGCTGTTCGATGAACGGGAGCACCCGGACGGGGATGATCTTCGCCAGTGTGTGGAGTGGTTTCTAAATGGCTGGTTTCATGACAAGCCGGGATCATCAAAGGATAACCGCAGGCTGGTAGATTACGACATTGACCAGTGGCGTATCTATGCAGATTTCCGGCAGATATATGGGATCGATCTCTCCTTGGATGATATGCACTGGTGGATGTTCAATGGTCTGCTCTGGAACATGCCTTATAAGCAGTCATCATTCCAACAGGTTATAGAAATCCGCAGGAAGAAAATCACATCCAAGATGGGAAAGGAAGAGAGACAGGCGATTAAGGAAGCACAGGAAATGTATGCCTTAGAACAGCCGGAAGAAAAGAAAGAGTATACCGAGGATGAAAAAGCAAAGATTGAGGAATACGATCAGATGATGGCAGAGATCAGAGCAAAGAAGAAAGCAGAAAAGGAACTGGGATTAGTTTAGGGAGTGAGGATTGCATATGGCTGGTGGGTATGATGGAGAAATCAGAATCAATACAAGAATTAACACAAATGAGTTCAACGCAGGAATAAACTCTATTGTGTCTAGTATTGGAAGAATTGCAAAAACATTAGGACTTGCTATATCAGCTACTGCATTTATAAGATTCGGAAAAGAAGCGATTGAACTTGCATCTGACTTAACAGAAGTTGACAACGTTGTGAATAAAGCATTTGGTAATATGCGCGGTGAAATGGATGCATTGGCAGAATCTGCTATCAAGAACCTTGGAATGAGTAGATTAATGGCATATCAGACTGGATCAACTTTTATGAGTATGGGAAAGTCAATGCTTACGAGTTCTGAGGATGCTAAGAATATGGCTCTGGAACTCACAAAGTTGACTGCTAATATGGCATCCTTTTTCAATGTATCACAGGATCTGGCAAGTATTGCCTTGAAATCCATATATACAGGGGAAACAGAAACTCTCAAGCAGTATGGCGTTGTCATGACCGAGGTAAACTTGAAACAGTTTGCACTTGAACAGGGAATAACAAAATCGTATTCTGCAATGTCACAGTCAGAGAAAGTAATGCTTCGTTATCAGTATGTTATGAGCCAGTTATCCTATATAGGTGATGATTTTATAGATACGCAGGATTCATGGGCGAATCAGACAAGAATTTTGTCTGAACAGTGGAAAGAATTCATGGGTATCATTGGAAATGGACTGATTACAGTATTAACACCGGTTGTCCAATTTTTAAATAAAATTGTTGCTGCCCTTATTAATGTTGCAAATACAATCAGTGCGATTATGTCAAAAATATTTGGCATTCAAATGCAGCAGATGAGTACAACGGCGTCGGCTGCGGAAGATGTTGCTGATGGATATTCTGATGCAGCAGATTCTATGGATGACTATGCAAACTCTGTATCGAACGCTGCAAAGAAGGCAAAAGGCGCGCTTGCTTCCTTTGATGAATTGAATGTTATATCGAAAAATCAGACGTCTGGCAGTGGGTCTGGTGGATCTGGTGGCACCGGTGGAACGGAAATAAAACCATTTGATACGTCAACTCAGGAGAGTGTTATAGATCAGCTTGAAGGTAAGTATAAGAAGTTTTTCGACTATCTTAAAAAGTTAAAAGATGATTTTATTAATGGGTTTCAAACTTCTTGGAATAATTTAGATGTTGACTCACAGGTTGAAAACATTAAAAAAAGTTTAGAGGGTATAAGAAAATCGCTTGTTGATATTTTTGCTGACAAAAGTGTATTGAGCGCAGCAGATAATTTTGCACAGACCGTTGTAACGTCTCTTGGCAGTATTAGTGCGTCTGTAATCAGTATTGGAACAACTATTGCAGAAAACTTTTTAGGGGGATTAAATAGCTATCTTGAAGAAAACTCTGGAAGAATAAAACAGTTTTTGATTAATTGTTTTAATATATCATCCGACATTACAACACTCATAGCTGAAGCATTTGAAACAATTGCAGATATTTTTTCTGTATTTGGAGATGAAAATGGACAGCAAATTACGGCGGATCTAATACAGATATTTGCTGATGCATTTTCTTTTATTACGGAAACTGCTTTAAAGTTTGTCAGAGACATGTTAGATATTCTCGTAACGCCAATTTCAGATAATAGCGAGAGTATTAAGAACACTTTGAATAATCTACTTGGATTTATCCAGCAGATAACAGGTGTTCTGAGTGATATTGTAAGACAAATAACAGATGGACTTACAGCTTTATATGATGAGCATTTAAAACCTTTTTTCGATTCCGTAAGAGACGGATTATCAGAGATAATGGCAGAAGCGTTGAAGTTATGGGATGAATATATTCAACCAGTACTGAATTATATTGCGAAATTAGTAACTGAAACGTATGAACAGCATCTAAAACCTGTTATAGACAATTTGATGGGATTATTAGGGGCGGTCATAGATTTGATAA